TATCTGGGCGAGCCGGCGTTCCGTTATCAGAATTTACAGAGCTAGTCGGAAGTAATGCAGAAAGAATGAAATTATTTGGAGGCACTGTAGCCCAAGGTGCAATTGCATTTGCAGCAATGTCGAAAACCCTCAGAACTGGACCTGGCAGAGAATTTATGATGCTGGGTTATACTGCTACTGAATTAAACGAATCACTATTAGATTATTCAGAGTTTAATGCTAGACAAATGGGCACTGACCGCCGAAATAATAAGTTGAATGCCGCAGGCGCAGCAGATTACTTAGAAACTGTTGAATCTCTTGCAACAGTTACAGGTAAGCGCAGAGATCAAATACGCGAAGAAATGGCTGCTGATCAACAGGATCAGCGTATACGTTCTGCAAAAGCAGGCATGCTACCGGAACAACAAAAAGCGTTTAGTGCATCACTTATTCAAGCAAGTTTAGCAGGACCCAAGCTTAAAGAAGCAATAATAGATATGGCAGACGGATTTGCTAACGATCCGTTCACTGCGGTATTAAGAGCGAATAGTGTAGAATTTAGAAAAAATGCTTCCAACCTTCAAAATATGACTGCCTTGGAGCGCAATGATTTCTTTGTAAAAGTTGCCGCTGAAGCAGATGCATTTGCATTAGGTTTAGGTGATGCAATACAAGGTGTTATTGCTGCCGGAGGCCCAGCAGCCGATATGGCTAGTCTTGGAGCAGAAACTGCAGGCAAGTTCAAAGAACTGAAGCAGGCTGATCTGGATGCGGCAAAGATTGCAGAAGACAAGGAAGTCGTGAGACTCGCAGGACTAAAACTGTTTCACGAAACTATAAGAAACATAACAACAAGCTTACAGACAATACTAACTAAGCAACCAACGGACGCTGATGGTAACAAACAGAAAAGTATTCTAATGAGAATAACCGACGGGTTTAATGATGTTGCTGAAACTTTAAATAACTTTATTTCAAGTGATGTATTTAAAACTGGAATAGCAACCTTTACAAAGAATATAAATGATTTTATTAGTAACTTTAGTGACCACGGGCTAGGTACTGCATTATTTGGAAAAGAAGCTGAAGTTGATGAGAATGGACTGGAAATTGACGACACGGCTGTAAAAGGTTTGATGGGAGATTTGTTTGGCGAAGGCGGCCAATTTGCTGGAATAATGAATTCGTTGGTAGAAGGAATTAGAGGAGGAGTAGGCGACGGAGTTGTAAACTTTATGTCAGATTTACTTGACTTTGAAATCCCTTGGGGAACTTTATTCATCGGCGGACTAATAGGCATAGGAGCAGCGATTGCAGCACCAGTACTTGCTATACCTGCAGGCATCGCTGCCGCAATTGTAGCAGTATTTGGTATTCAATTCATGAAAGGCTTACTATCTGATGCATGGGACGGACTGAAAGCTGCATTTACTTGGACAGCAGAAGTAGCGCCATTTTTTGTTAGTGGAATAAGTGGATTGTTTAGCACTGCATGGGAAAGTATAACAAGTATCTTTGACTTTGGTGAAGAAGGATTTAGTTTTTCTACATTATTTGACAATGCGTGGAAAGAAGTGAAACTATTGTTTTCTTTCGCAGGGTCAACCATACTAGGTCTTGGCGATCTTATGGATACAGCCTGGACAAAAGTTACAGGTTGGATGGGCTTCGGAGATAAAACATGGAGCTTCAGTGAGTTATTTGGAAAAACATGGACAACTATAAAAGGTATCTTCACATTCGGAGCAGAAGGATTTAGTATATCTACACTAATGGACAACGTATGGAAAGTTGTTGAAGGCTATTTTTCTTTTGCTGGCAAAGTATGGCTAGGCATTGGTGGACTTATGGATAGTGCTTGGACAAAGGTTACAGGATGGATGGGCTTTGGAGATAAAACATGGAGCTTTAGTGAATTAATGACTACAGCTTGGAAGAAGGTTACAGGATTCTTTAGCTTTGGCACCGGCGAAGAAGGTACAGAATTTAGCATATCTACACTAATGACCACTGCGTGGGAAACTGTTACTGGATTATTCGATTTTGGTGATATGAAACTACCAAGCATATCAGGAATGTTCCAAAGTATAATAGACAAGGTTAAAGCATTCTTTACTTTTGATTTTGAAATGCCTGATTTTAAATCATTTTTACCTAAATGGATGGGAGGCAGCGGAGCAACACTAGACGATACAGCAGGACATCCATCAGCAACAACTCCACAAGTACAAGCACCGACATCGGCAGAGATGGGAGTTGCTATTAATGGAGTTACAGAACTAAGCAAAACACAATCTGCGCTAGCATCTTTTCAATCGCTTCCTACTCTGACACAAAATTTAGAGTCTCTCAAAAAAGGACTTGACATTAACGGAGTAACCAGTTATACTAGTGCTATGGAGAAATTAGTTACAGTTCTGGGTGATTTGAATGATGAACTAAGTCAAGATAATTATACCGGATATGGCAACGGAACAAATGCAGGCAGTGTTGTTTCTAAAATGGATACAATCGGAAGCGGAGGCGGCGGCAACTCCGAAGAGTTAAATAATACGATGAAACAAGTATTAATGTTGTTAACTCAGATGCGCGATCTAGATATTAAAGTCGAAGGTAATACAAGAAATATAGTCGGAAGTAATATAGCCCGCGGTAGAGTATCAACTATAGGGTGATGAGGAAAAATAAATGAGTTGGAAGAAACACTTTACACCAGTAGCAACAGGTGATAATCAAAACGGAAGCTACAGTCCATTTTCAAGTCGTGGTAACGGTAATATGGCTGGTCCAGCACGTTCTAACTATTCGAGTTACTTGCCAGACGTGTATGTAGGTTCGCCAAACAGAGTTGAACGCTACGGACAATATAACACAATGGACCAAGACAGTGAAGTTAATGCTGCACTTGATATCCTTGCTGAGTTTTGCACACAAAAGAACGCATCGAACAACACACCTTTCCTTGTAGACTACAGAGGCGAAAAGGCAACCAATAGCGAAATTAACATTATTGGACAGTATTTACAACAATGGAATAAACTGCAAAGTTTTGAGACAAAGATATTTAGAATACTACGTAACGTATTCAAAATGGGAGATCAATTCTTCCTAAGAGATCCAGAAACTAAAAAATGGTTTCATGTTGATCCTGCAAACGTATCACGTATTATTGTAAACGAAAGCGAAGGTAAGACTCCTGAACAGTATGTTATTAAGAATGTAAACTTTAATTTTAAAGACGGCATTGCAACAACACCATATGTAAACAACGGCAACATGAGCCCAGCAGGCGGCGGACAATACCAATCATCTAGTGCAGCTGGCGGAGCAAAGGGTATAGTTGGAGCAACAGGCAGTATGAGCGGCTCACGCTTTAGTACTGACGATTCAGAATTTACAGTTAACGCAGAACATGTTGTACATTTAAGTTTATCAGAAGGATTAGACAATAACTATCCGTTTGGTAATAGTTTACTTGAAACTATTTTTAAAGTATACAAGCAAAAAGAATTATTAGAAGACGCAATTATTATATATCGTGTACAACGTGCTCCAGAGCGCAGAGTATTCTATGTTGATGTGGGCAACATGCCATCACACCTTGCTATGCAATTTGTGGAGCGTGTTAAGACGGAAATACACCAGAGACGAATCCCATCGTCAACAGGGGGTGGTGCTAATGTCATAGACAGTTCATACAACCCTTTGTCAATCAACGAAGATTACTTCTTTCCACAAACTGCTGAAGGACGTGGTTCAAAAGTTGAAACACTACCAGGCGGTACAAACTTAGGAGAAATTGATGACCTTAGATATTTTACTAATAAGCTCGTACGTGGTTTACGAATCCCTAGCAGCTATCTACCAACCGGGGCTGACGACAGTGCTTCTCAATACAATGACGGACGAGTTGGCACAGCCTACATACAAGAACTAAGATTTAACACTTACTGTGAAAGACTACAAAACTTAATTGTTGAAGAGTTTGACACAGAGTTTAAACGTTACTTGTTAGAAAAGGGTGTTAACATTGATACTGCAATGTTTGATCTTAAATTCCAACCGCCACAGAACTTTGCAAGTTATAGACAAGCTGAAATTGACAATGCTCGTGTGCCAACATATACACAAATGAGTGCTATACCTTATATGTCAAATAGATTTGCATTAAAACGCTTCTTAGGTATGAATGATGAAGAGATTGCAGAGAACGAACGTATGTGGCGTGAAGAGAATGAAGAGAATCTAGAGCCGTTACCAGGAGATACAGATCG